ATATAATTTTAAAGAAACGGTTCCATCTTCTACGCTTCCTGTTCTTTCTGATACTAAATTAAAAACTAAAGATTCGCCCGTCGAACCCGTAATATAAAATCTAATTAAAGATTGTGTATTCCAAAACTGCGTTTCTGGAAATCTATAAGTTGATTCGTATGTCCAGGATCCGCTGGTCAATAAACCGTCGGATGGATCATCGCTTCCATTCGCACCTAAATTACCTTTGGGTAAAGGTACGCCTGGCTCAATTCTTGTTCCTGATAAAAACTGTGACTCTATGATATAGTTGTCTTTTACTAATAATTTATTACACGAAATTCTTCTCGATCTTCTTGTTTCAAGTATATCTTCTCTTGATCCACCGTATTCTCTAAGTCTAACGGAAGTGTCTGGATTAATTCCAAACGCTCGTATTAATTCTTTGATAGAAGATATTGTTCCTTTTCCTCTTATTATATTTGGTACAGAAGCAAGTAATCTTCTCCATATTTTAGATTGTATTTCTTGTAATGTGTATCCGCCAGGTAATTTGAGCTGTATCCCAAAATCGTCGCCAGAATCTTCATCTGACGGTTTTACGGTTTCGAATAGCTTTGGTAAATCTATTCCCATATTTCTTGCTTGTTGTATTAGAAATTGATCGGCTATCGATCCATTTTGGTCGTATTCGTATGATTCGATTTTTGAAAAATGATCTAGAAATACTTTTATTTCGTCAAATTGTTTGGCCCAAATATACAAAAGTCCTGATAAAATTTGTGAGGCCCCTAATACTGCTTCTCTTGGGAGCGTTTTGTCAGAATAATAAGTTTCTGATATGGGACCTGTGTCGGTTTCAAATCCTTGTTCAAGTTTTCCTTCGAAAAAATAATGCGGAGGAACAAGTTTAGTTATTAAGTTTGGATTAACTTCGTCGTATAAAGAAGCAGACGACAATAATTTTTGATTTAAAGAAACTAAATCTTCGAAGTCGGGAAATAGTATGGGATTTTCATATATATCTTCTCTAAATGTCGCAAGACCGTGTTGATTTTTTCTAAGTTGATTTGAATAATTTATAATATTAGAATGCAAACCATTAGTACTGCTATCGATAACGAGGGAATTTTGAGCGTAACTTCCCGATGGCTCGTTAAATTTAAAAAATAATTTTAATTTTTCTTCTGGATATTGATTTTCTAGTACGGCGTTTAAGATCTCTTCGTCAGTTCTATTGCCATGAAATATTTTAAAGTCGTCCAATGACCCACTAAAAGTTTCTACTGGTACAAAAGAATTTGTTCCAAAAATATGCGAACTGCCTGATCCTATTATTAGTTTCGAATTTGATATATTGAATTCATGAAATTCTGACGATTTTGTGCTAGTTGCTACCTTTTTGCCTTCTTTGTATATAAAAAGTTTGTTAAATATTGATTTTTTATCAAAAACTGCCGTTATATCGATCCACTTTCCTTTGTCTACTTCATGAGATGCGCTAATATATGAAGAACCTGATGAAACTATGAACACCAAATTACATGTGTCAATCGATGTGGACGCCGATAACGCTAGCGTATAACCGCTTGTATTAATTAATTTTTGAAAAATTACTTGATTATCGTTCGCTATGTTTTCAAAAAAACCTTTAAATTGAAATGAAATACTATCCTTTCCTGAATCTAAAACAGATTGTCCATCTTTTTTTCTAGATAATTCTGAGTATGTCGTACCAGGAACGTCGTTCACTATAATTTTTGAATTAGAAAAATGTAATGTGCCTCTGTTCTTTGGAAATTGATCGTATATCCACTTCTCATAGCCAGTTAAATTATCTAAAAAATAGATAATTTCATTTTTAGTCCCATCAAATGGATATCCATTTATTATAGAATTAAAAGTTACATTAACGTTAACTTCTGCGCTACTAAAAAATGTGTGATTTTCGAATTTTGACCAATCCAAAGGTATTTGTTGCGTCGATCTTAGCGGACTTCCTGGTGGATCGTTTCGAAATGAATTTGAAGAAGTAGATATGCTTTTAAAGTCGTCGCCTCGCAACGTAATATTAGCATTACCTTCAGTAGCAAATTTTGTAAGACCAGGAGAACCCAAAAAGTCTTTAACAATACGCAAATTACACCTTTACTTTTAGAATATAGTTGGAATCAAATATAATTTTTTCATCGCCATTATAATTTACCAAGAATTCAAAAGTCAATGGCGCATCTAACGGCAAAGATGTTGCGCTAATATTAAAATAATTTCCTATTGAATCTAGTGATAATTTAGTAAAATTATTATTAAAATCGCAAATAAGAGTGTCTGTCTGGACGTCTCTTATTCTGTACAATACCCGGGAAAGTTTTAAAGCTTCTCTTTCGTAACTAAACTTATACGCTATTTCTTCGGGTGCAATATCGTAGAATAAGGATCTAATAAAAATGATGTCTGATTGTGTAACCTCTCTCGGTCCATCACATCGAACTATAACTTTTGAGCGAGCGGATACCGCATCCGTTAATATAAGAGATTTAATGTCTATTATTTCGTTTTTAAATGTCTTTAATCCATTCAATGTTTTCCACGATGCGTTAAAACTTATCGAATCGTTCTCTAAGATGTATTCAGAAAGTGTTTTCGTACCGGACACGATCGATACATCATTAGACGATATTAAAATTGGAGCTTTATAAATACCTGTTATTTTTTCCCCAAGAATTTCTTGTGAACCTGTAAAATTAATAGAAAAAGAACCTGTAGATAATCCTAAAAGTATGCAATTTGAACCTGTTAATTCATTTCCACCTAAATCTTTTAGATTAACGTATGATGTAGAATTTTTAGAAATCAAAAATACATTTCCTATTTCATCAAAAAATAGAGATTCTTTTTGATCTATTCTAGAGTCGTCGAATCTAATTTCAAGAGTCGGTACAAGTAATTTATTTTTAACGTGTCTTGAAGCGAATCTTTTAACGAATAATGAAGTTGAAGAAGCTTCGTCAGAAGCCGAATACGCTACTCGAAAACCAAAATTAGAAAGTTTATTACATAAACTAGCAGATACAATATTTGTAACATCTATTTCTAAATTTTCTGATCCGATATCAAAATATTGCTTCGATTCAAGAGAAATTAAACCCGTTCCAAAATCTGCGTGCGTAATGTAATCTATATTACTCGACCCGCTTAAACCACCTTGTGAGCACCCACTCAAGAACCACGAAGAGTTTAAACTTGCTGTTATGTAATTCGAAATGTCCAGATCCGCAAAAGATATAACATCTCTGCCTAATCCTTCTGTAAATTCTTGTGCTAGTGGGAATACTGATATTGTGAAATTATTTGGGCATGGATTGCCTAGAACAATCGGTTTTAATTTTAAGACAGCATTTAGATTATTCAGATTTAAAATAGAAGAAGTAAAAAAATTTAAATAATCTAAATTAAACTTTAATAAAATTCTTGACAATTCCAAAGAATTCGACTGTTCTGTCTCATCATATAATTTGAATAAATCTAACGTTCCAGCTTTTCCGACATTCGAAAATATTCTAGCCTGTCCGTCAACTATTTTGTTCGTGATATATGTATCGGCCGAAGCCGTCAATGAAATTATCATTAGTTTGTACTCACTACTATATCAAAATTTGGATATTTTAATTCGAACATAGAACCTGGCGCGCCGATTATTAGTCCTTTAATTGTATTCGCTTGCATATCATAAAATACGTTAGAATACTCTCGACCATCATGTGTACCACTTAAATTAAAAAATTCCAATCTTATTAATGATAAAACGCCCGGCACATTTATGATGGTCGACATTATGTCTGCGATTACAATCGGTTGATCGATTTGAAATTTTTTCGTCTCTAATATTGATTGCAGGGCTAATATAACGCTCTTTATAACATCTGCTGGGTTTGTCTCGGGGGCCGGTATTATCGAAGTGGAAATCGAGTAATTTATTACAGCTGCATCTACGATATCAATTGCGTCCGATATTAAGCGATATTCATTAATATAAGTAGATAAATTTCTTTTTAAAGAATCAGGAGAATTTATTAATCTACCAGAATTATCTCTAGATAGCACAAATAACTGTGTTGCAAGTGGATTGTTCGGATTCTGTCTAACACCCGCCCTATAGACACTTCCGAATTTAGAAGGAAGAGAATAGATTCGAGATAGTAAATCTGTTTTTGTAACTATTCTAGATTGCATGTTTTTAGCAGCTGGTATTAGAGATCTCAACTCGTCTACTGTTGGTGCTTGCGCTCCACCTACGGCCGGTGATTTATTCGTAACATCTAATGAAGCTCTAACTTTTGAAGCTACCGACGCAGAGGCTGCGTTTTTAAAATCTATTCTTAATGTCTTAATCGCGCGGATAGAATTGGAAGCTACGTTGTGCTTTATTCCTCCGCCAGCCCGATAAGTTACTGTAATGACAGTTGAAGCAGGTGCTACTCCCATAGTCCTACTCTTCATCAGGCTATTCGGATCAATAGAAAATCTAGATATCGTATTTTTACCATATAACGGTACTACAACTTTTGATGGATCTGGAAATACGTCGTCATCTAGTAATGTTGGATCTCCACTTCCAAACATCAATTTCACGCTTCGAGATTGTAAATCAGTACTAGTCATATATCTTTTTGGAGCAGGTACTATTTTTAAATTTCTTTTTACGAGGTCTCGATCATCTCCAATGTTAACGATTCCAACGTAAGCAGTGTCTTGCGTTAAACTTTCAACCTCGTACCAAGTATCTCCTGATGAATCGACTGAACTAATGATCTCTGACACATCGGGCGTAGATAAAGTCACTGTTCTATAAGGAACATACTCTGGGCCGAAACTAAACGATTCTACGTATACCTTGCCAGATATCGCCGTAACATCTCTGGATAAAATAAACGTCGCTGGTTGTCCATTATCGTCTACATCTCCAACAATAGTTGTAGCGTAAAGATTACCGAATCTATCAGTTTCAGAAAAATCCAAATCTTCTGCGGTTGCGAAAGGGATGCCATCTTTCGAAGATAAGACAGTGCCCTCTTGTATTACGGGTAAAGAAGAACGATCGGCTATTCTTTTGCCATTTTCCTCGATTGCTGGTACTTCGATATAAAAAGATAACGAAACTGTTGATGGAGAAGATCCTATTATTTTAACTCCACTATTTTTTATCATTCTTTCTATATTTTGAATTTCTACAGCATCCGACCATAATGTTTCTCTAAATTGGTGATCCATGTAGAAAGACATATTATCTCCTACGGACGCAGCCATGTCGAGTAACAAACCACCTACAGACGCTTCGCTAAAATCTTGAATTTTATCTGCGAAAAATGTTTTCGCATATTTTAAAAGATCACTTTTAAATGACGAAAAATCTTTAGATAAATAATTTCTTGTTGGATTTGTTTTTCTTTGAGCAGCCATTTTTAACCCACGGTATATAGTATTACTTCTATAGCATTTTCTTTCGCGTTAATCGCCGGTACGACGTAAGTTATTCTAACTGCGATTTTTGCGATAGATTCATCGTCTAAACCACCTAGTTTAATCGGTTCGAAAGTATTAAGCACGACATATGGCATATATGTAGAAACTGCGCGCTGTATTCTTCTAGTAGCTTCTTCGTCAATTTCCTCACTACATAATTCGAAAGTCAATTCTTTTAAATTTGCTCCAAAATTATAATCGAATAATCTTTCACCATTATTTGTAAGTATTAGATTTTTTAAATTATCTGCGACTACATTTTCTATATTAGAATGCATCTTTAAAAACCCGCCATCTCCTTCGTCTAGTTCTAACGGTGTTTTTATTCCGATCGGAGGTCTGGTAACATTCTGCGATGCTCGTTCTTTTTGTGACGAAGCATCTTCACCGGACGATTTAAAACTATAAACTCTTTGTGCCATCGAAAATATTTATACTGTATCTAAAGTTTCGGACGTTCCTACGCCCGTCGTTACGCCTTTTAATCTCATAGGACTTACTATATCTATAGATACTTTTTGGTTCGCTAGTGAAGTGTCGGTACTGGTTCCTGTTATAACTCCGGATAATTTCGTAGGAGTTATTATTTCGACTGAAATCCCTCGGTTAATTGTTACTACTATGTCTTGAATATGAGCGTGTACTGCGTCTGCTATAGCGCTAGATAGATTTTCTATTATCTCAGGAGATGAGAGTCCTTCTTTACCGGCTTCGAGTGATCCGCTAAACGCGTTCTTAATATCTCTTCGTAATTGAGCGACATCTGGTACTTGTATCGACATATTATTCTCCAAATATTCTTGAGCTTTTTAAAGTTGGTATTTTTTGTTTTTCTCCGGAAATTTTACCAAGTACGCTAACCCCAGCTCCTAGTAACGTCGGACAAGGAGCAGCATATCCAGGCGGAGCATTTTTTGACATCGCATCTGCTAATTCGTTAATCAAATCGAACATACTGGTTAATATCGAATTTAATTCTTGATATTTTACGTATGGTTGTCCTTCGCCTGCTACTTCTTCATCCCTCTTTGAATCTCCGCCTTGTGATGTTGATAGTCCCAAATATATTTTACTCGCGGCTACGTGCACGATTCCATCTTCTAATAAAGAAATAGAACATCCATCTCCGTCATTAGATATTTCTCCTTCTTTAATGATTTTAATTGTTCCGTTTATCGTTAAATCGTCATCTTTTCTTGATATAATTCTTACATGATCTGACTTTAACGCTATTGAAGCACCAACAGATGGCTCTCTTAACTCTGATTCATTCGGTAAAATAGGAGTAAAATCTGTTAAAGAAAACGCTTCATCTATTGAAGTATTTATAGAGACATATATTCTAGAAGCGTCTGAATAAAAATCCGGGTCGCCTTCCGATTTTAATAGTGTCTTACCATTTCTTGGATCTTTTACTATTTCTTTATATTTTCTAGTATTTTCGAATATTTCTGGTGATGTTCTACCGGCGCTACCAGAAAAAACAGTTCTCGATCGGCCCGCAACGATATCGATAATACCAGAATATTCTTTTGGATTTATTTTTGCTAAGGGTTCTGCTGTCGTTGGATCGTCTTCTTTTTTCCAAAATCTCTCGGTACCGAATAATATCATTGAATTATTGCTACCGTGTATAGCAAAATCACCTGGTCTTTTTGTGTATCTTGGAACTGGTTCTAATGCGATGGGCTCTAACGACGTACTTAAAATTTTTTCGTATTCGTTAACTTCGCCTTTTTGACTCAAAGATAAGTTGGGAAAATCTTCGGGAGGTGATGGTTTACCACCAGATGCCTTTTCTATTGTGCCTGGTTTATCGTTTTCTTTTCTTTGCGATGTATAAATTCTATCGTAATGAGAAAAATTGAGATCTTCAGTATATTCATCGCCGTGAACTCGACTTATCCAGTACCCAACAGTTTTTATTTCTCTATCGAAAATTACCCAAACCGTTTCGCCTGCTTTTACAGGTAGAGATAAATGCGAAGAGAAAAATGGATAAGCCAACACGACCGAAGAAGAGAAGGAATCTACGTTATTACTAATTCTTCTTACCAAACAACTATTTTTGGGCACTCTTTCTGGTATAAATTTATTAAATAATTCTGGGTATTGTTCTTGATATTTTAAGACGCTATCATATCCATAAATTACAGCGATAACAACGGCTTTTTCGAATGACGACGCCTGACTTGTGGCACTTTGTAATTCGCTTTTCTGCGAGATACTTTTTATCGCCGAATTGATAGTACTCAAGTTTTCACCAAATATTAATCATTAATTTTTTCGAATAAATCGTCAGGCGTTATTTTTTGTTCTTCTTCTTGTGTTGAGCGAACGATTTCAGCCAACTTTAATAATTGTTCATTAGCTTTAGACATGCGTTCGAGATATTTGACCATTATAGGACCCACATTTACATGTTCGCCCTGTCCTCCACCGAACGTTGTATAGGCGCTTAAATATAACGCGTAAGCGTTTTCCCTATCCGTCAAAGAATTATTATATATTTCTTTCCACAAAGCCTTTCTTTTGTCGTCTGTTGAAGAAAGAGTATCGAGTAATTCTGCGAATTCTTTTACTTTTTCGTCGTTCTTTTTTATTCTCTTTAGTAGATCGTCATGAATAGTCATTCAGAATTTTCCTGTACGATTATGTCTTTATAATGTTTTCTTATAGCAGATAAAGCTGACGATAGTTGTTTTTGTGTAAGATTAGACATGTCGCGTATGTATACGAATATAGCTCGTTTATGCAAAATATCGATATCTTCAACATGATCGAAAATTGTCATTATAGCTTGCATACAAACTTTTTCGTTTTCATCTATTAATCTTTTATTAATCTTAAAAAACACTTCTTTTATAAAATCTTTTTTCATGCTTTGTATCATAACGTCGTCGGGTGATTCGGCAACACTATAATTTGCGATAGTTGCCCTATCCTTACCTGACAACATCTCTTGATCTTCGAAAGAAACGTTTCTTATATTCGAGGTCGATCTTTTTCTTGAATTCTGGATCAGCCAATTTCTTGCGATAACGTTAAAATAGCTAAATGCCTTTGTGCCCCTTGATGAGTCGAACTTTCTAAGATTTTCGTATAAAAATGCGACACAATCTAATTGCATTTCGGTTATATCTTCTCCTGGCTCTGAGAATCCATAAATTAAAATTAAACTTTCTGCTAATTTCATTAAAGCAGGAGATATTATTTTTCTGTAAATTAATATTTTATCATCTTCGCTAGCTAATGTATTGTAGGCAGAAATAGCCTCAGTAACCTCGGGCCCGAAATACATTTTTTTACTGCTATCTTGTGATCTTGGCTTTCTACGAATTTTTTTCCTACCGATCATCATTGGCGTTTTCCTCCACAGCGACAATAGACATTGCTTCAGCAACTTTTAAAATCGCTGTCTTTGACGCCCTTAAATCATCATGTACCCTTCTAATTTCTGGGCTGTCGAAAAACAATGGTATTTCTAATACTTTCGAAATCGATTCGCTTCTTGAATCTAAGAGCTCTATACATTCCTCGATTGTGTCTTCTACATTCAATAAAATTTTTGCAAACTTAAAACAATAAAAAACAAGGAAAAAGTTTAATAAAATCGAAATAAAAAAAAGTATTAAAAAAAAATATATCATAGTATTTTTTCCATCAATCTATCATATCTTTCGAAAATAGATTCATGTGAATACTCTTTGCGTATTATTAAGCCCAATTCTTTAGACCATTCTACCGGCTTAATTTGTGACTCAAAAGCTTTCTTCATTCTCTTTTTCGCATCGAGTTCCCTAGGCATTGCCCACTTTGAGCCTTCGACGAAAATGTTACCATCTTGTTTTTGTTTAGGAACTTCAACTAAGTCATACTCTACCTTTGAAAAATGACCGCGATTTAAAAATTCCAAGTGACCAGACCAATTCGTCGCGATGATTGGTAAATCAGCGGCCGCGGCGTCGACGAGAGGTAAACCGTACCCTTCTCCGCGAGTAAAAGATATCATACAATTTACTTTTTTCGACTTCATTAAACCAGCGACTTCTTTTTGAGTCATGTCTCCGTTTAATAGATAAATTTTTGGATATTCTCCCTTTCTAACTTCTGATATTAGTTTTTGAAATAAACTTAGAAGGGATTTTCTATGAAAAATACAATTTGTGCCTAAATTAGACTTGACTATTAGACCAACGTCTTTATTTCCGGCGAATTCTTCGCAGAACCATTTAACGGAATTAAATAAATTTTTTCTATCGCTTTCTATGTCTGTGCCTGTAATTTGGCCAAATAGTAAAAAATTATATTTTGTTACGACTTCGCTTAGTTCTAAGCCTGTGGTCGTTTCATCTATAAACATATTGTACGCCTCTGGTATCACGGAGACACCCGTCGTAACTCCTCCACCAGATATCAAAGAGTTTTTCGAAAACTCAGACGGTACAATTACATGATTTACTTGGTTACAAGCATCTTTCCATTGCTTACTACACCTATCCGTTTCTACCCCAGCAGTAACGCCAATATTAAACTTAGCTAGCGTTGTGTCCCATTCATTAGGCAATTGAATTTGTAGACTCAAATCTGCTAGTGTTTCGAAAGGAACGGAGCGATTCATAATTTCTCCGACCAATCCGCCTAAATCATTTTTATCCAAAAACCACGGAGTGATACCCCAATTTAAAATTTGACATCTTACGTCATGACCCCGGGTTAAGGCCCACTGAAACACCTGTCTTGCGTGTTCTCCGTAACCAGACTTTGATAAAACAGGTCCTCTTACTAAAACTTTCATAGTACATTTACCTCGAAATTTTTTCTCTTTTCTTTCCAAGTGTCGATGAGATCATTTAATGTTGTATCCCAAGCATCAATAACTTTTTGATATCCAAACTCAGTTAGAGCGTATTGTCTTGCCTTCGCTCCAAGACGACGTCGACCTTCTTTACCAAGTTCGTAAATTTTCATAATACCTGTTGCTGTCGTTTCGACAGAAACGTAATCTTCATAAATGTAAGGAACTCCTTGAGATCCTACGAGAGTTTTTAATTCAACAGGCAACGCAGCGCCGTTTTCTTCTCCTGTATATGGATTAAGGACTTGCCTTGTTAAGCCACCTGTTTTCACTGCGACGATTGGATTACCTACGTTCATGGCTTCAAGAGTAGCCAAACCGAAACCTTCGGCATACGAAATATTAATACAAAAATCACTAACATTGTGAATAATATTCATTTTATCGAATTCGACGCGCTCTTTACTAAATGCGATATTTTCTTCTATACCAATATTTCTAGATACTTCGACAAGATTAGGACCTTCTTGATCGAATGGATCGGTATGCATTATTAGTGTTGCTTTTCTATGACCATGCTTTCTTTCGAGTTCATCGACGAATAATTTCCACGCCCAAATAACGTCTGATGGTCTCTTTCTTCGCGCGTTTCTATTAATCCATAGCCCGACAAAATGATCAGATCTATGAGCACCTAATAGTAGTATTTTATTTTTTTGTCTATCCTGCTCAGACATCGGATAAAACATACCAGGAGGTAAAGAATGGGGGATGAAATTAGTCTTATCAGGAAATAAATCATTACAAAATTCATAAGTAAGATACGAATGACAATTTATAAGATCTGTCGCTTCGTACATCGAAGAATTAAACTTGGGTACAGGATAATTATCCCAAACGTGCCACCAGGCTATTGGACAAATTTGATGCACTTCGTCTTCCATTTCGAAAAGCCAAGTAAAAAATCTTGGATCCGTGAAAATAAGAAGAGCGTCGGGTCTTTCCGTCGCAAGAGTTTCTCTTAATAAAGATCTATTTCCGAATCCATCTATCGGTTTAATAATAAAATCTTCGTTAACGACGACAGTTCTATAATCAGCGTGCTTTATGGCTGCTCCAAACTGTCTAAACGTCCAGGTTCCTTTTTGTAATAAACCGTTTACAAGATGTCTCGTCTGATTTCCAACGCCTGATGGTGATAGCGCATGATCTGAAAGTATTAATACTTTTCGCTTAGTCAACTTAACCTCACAGTATATCATTATCGAGGTTAAGAGAATGTTAACAGACTATAATAATTATCTTGCACATTGCCCTGTTTTCGCAAAATCGCAATATTCACAACTATATTTATTTTTTGGGAAAAATCCACGTTTAACGCTAGAAATCATATTTGAAACAATTTTATTCGCTTTTTGTTGCGTACTAGGACCTGCCGAAAAATCTACGATATCTATAGACTTACCAGGCTTCGATCCTTTTTTTAAAACAAAAAAACTTGTTTTCACATTCGAAGATTCGAGTTCTAATAACTTAGAAACATAAAACTTATATAATATTAATTGAGCTTGCGTTAAAAAATCTTTCTTTTTATCAGCTCTCCAGCCGTAAGCAGGTCCTGTTTTCCAGTCTAGAATTAAAATTTTATTATTTCCTCGTTTATCTTTAATCTTAATAATACCGTCTATAAATCCTTTAAACTTAATATCTGAGTTTTCGATGGGCTCCATTAGGGGGAATTCTGCAGCATAAACTTCCCATCCCGGGAAGTTCGATTCTAAAAATTCCGGAATATCGTTTAATACAACTGTAGCCCAACCGATCCACTTATCTACTTCTGCGAATCCGTTCTTCTTCCACGCTTCTTTAATTAAATTAGTACATAATTCGACATCTAATTGTTTCGTTTTTAAATATTTTTCACAAGTAGCGTGTACAGCTGTACCAAAATCAAGATGTTCAGACTTTATCTCAGGCTGTAATTTATCAATATAAATTAATTTATGTCGCCATGGACATTCTGCCCAGGTTCGAACTTCGGAAAAAGAAACGTGTGATTTACCGGTTGGAAAATTACTCAAAATTTATCCTTTTATTAATACTTCAAGTAATTTATTCTATATTTCGAATATATCTTTTACACTTTCGTATATCTTTTTCTTTAAAGAAGTCAAACTATAATCGTGCTCTCTTCTACAAAAATAAACTTCTTTATTTAAGAAATCACCTGTATATTTTTTATTTATATAATCAGATCCTAGAATTCTCACATCAAATTTTGTAGTTTTTAAGAGTTCAACTAATTCGCTTTCTGTAGAATATCTTATAACCTCGTCAACATATTTTAGAGATTCAAGTATTTCTTTGCGCTCTTCCCAAGTCTGAACGGGTTTTAATTTGTTCGCTCTGTCGATTGTTGGATCATCTTGCAAAGCGACTATTAGGTAGTGACAAATTTCTCTTGCTTCTTTAAACATCCTGACATATCCAGGATGAATTAAATCGAAAGATCCTGCTGTTAAACCAATTCTCATATTTAAACCATATTTTTTTTCACTAATTCTAAATCTGCCTCATACATTAACTTCGCTAATTCTTTAAACGTAGTTTTCGGTTCCCAACCAAGTTTTTGTTTTGCCTTTGTATAATCGCCCATTAAAATCGGAACTTCATGGGGACGATATAATCTTTCATTAATTTTTAGGTACTTATCAGGATCTAAATTAGCTAATAAAAATACTTCATCTAGAAACTCTCTAACTGTATGGGTTTGATTCGTCGCGACGACGTAATCATCTCCTTTGGGTTGTTGCAACATTAGCCACATTGCTTCGACATAATCTTTGGCGTAGCCCCAATCTCTTAGAGCGTGGAGATTACCGAGTTCGATATGATCTTGAAGACCACACTTAATTCGAGCAGCAGCCAACGTAATTTTTCTTGTTACGAATGTTTCTCCACGTCGAGGACTTTCATGATTAAATAAAATGCCCGATGATGCGTGAATTTTATATCCTTCTCTATAGTTTCTAGTCAAACCATGCGCGAATACTTTAGAACAAGCGTAAGGAGAAGCGGGCTGCAATCTTGTGAATTCATTTTGTGGAACGTCTGGGTTGTCACCATACATTTCTGACGATGAAGCTTGATAAAATTTTGCATCTGGTTGCATCAAACGTACGCACTCTAACAATCGAAGCGGTCCCATCGCGTCGATTTGTGCCGTTTCTTCGGGTACGTCGAATGAAACCCTAACATGGCTTTGAGCTGCTAAATTGTAGACCTCGTCGAATTTATATTGTGAAAATAAGCGATAAAAACAACTAGAGTCTTCCATGGAACCATATTCTACTTTAAAATTAGAATTTGAAAATAAATGATCGATTCTAGAAGTTGAAATAATAGACGTCCTTCTTTTTAGTCCTATTACCCTATAGCCTTTTTCCAAAAGTAATTCGGCCAAATACGAACCGTCTTGACCAGTTACACCCGTTATTAATGCAGTTTTCAAAATTAAATTCCCCTTATTTTTGGATATTTTACTATAAAATGGTCTATCGTTTCTTTTAAACCTACACTAAGTGGTGTGTATTTATCATTCCAGCCCATGGAAAATAATTTCTTATTCGAAGAAGATTTTTCATATTGACCTTCTGGTTTCGAACTATCAAAAATAATTTCTCCTTCATATTTAATTTCTTCGGAAATTAAAGTTGCTAATTCTTTAATAGAAATAAATTCTTGATTGCCAATATTAACAGGAGATTCTTCGTTATAATTTCTAGCCAACCAAGAAATTATTTTAGCTGCATCTTTTGCGTATGTAAATTCTCTAATTGGTCGCCCAGAACCCCAAACGATTACAGATTTCGATCGACTAATTTTTGCTTCATAAAACCTTCTTATTAACGCAGGAATTACGTGGCCTAATTCAAGATCATAATTGTCTTCTATACCATATAAATTATTTGGAATAACTGTAATAAAATTACAGTTATACTGTTGTCTATATGCCTTCGTTTGAACATCTAGCATTCTTTTTGCGTATGCGTATCCGAAATTTGAAAAATGTGGAGGTCCAACATGCAATTGATCTTCAGTTAGTGGATATTTTACGTAATCTTTATCCGGATAGATGCATGTCGATAGAATCGAAACTAATTTTACATTAGCTTCCTTACATGCGTTCATAACATTAAGATTCATTAAAATATTTTCGTTAAAAAAATCACAAACATAATCTGTATTTGCTTTAACGCCTCCAACGCGAGCAGCACAATGAATAACAATTTCTATATTATTTTTTAATATTTTATCTTTTAAATAATCAAAAGCACTATTTTTTGTTAAATCGCAATCTTTTGAATTCACGCCGATTGAATTACTGTTTAACTTGACTATTTCGCTACCAAGCAATCCGTTGGCGCCTGTAACTAGTATTTTAGACATTTTTAATCCAACGAATTATTTACCTATAACTTCGAATTTTGGGCAAGGAACAATAAATTTTCCGCCTCTTTCCAAAAAATCATTTTCCCTATCTAAAAATTCGCTTATAAAATGCCACGGCAAAACAAGTAAGTAATCTGGGTTTTCTTGCCTCATTTGAGCTTCGGAGAAGATGGGAATGTCTGTCCCTACGGTTCTCTTTCCGTATTTATATGGACTTCTTTCAGCTATACCATCTATCATCGTATTATCTAACCCAAAGTATTGCAAAAGGGTATTTCCTTTTGTACTAGCTCCATACGCCCAAATAATTTTTCCTTTTGCTTTTTCTTGCTTTATAAAAGAAATCGTTTTATTTTTTAATTCTTCTATGTCATCGAAGAACTTTAACCAAGATTCTTTTTGATCAAGTTTTAATGCGCGTTCGTATTCTAACGTTGATTGCACTCTATAGTGCGCAACATCTCTATGTGGTTGAGTTCCAAACTTTTTAAAGTTTGCAGTGGATTTCATAGCATAAATTCTAAACGATCCACCATTAACCGTATTTAATTCGCAATCCAGTATTTCGAAACCATTTCTTCTAAAAAGTTCCTTTATATTAAATAACGAATAATAATAAACATGTTCATGACATATATTATCGAAAGCCATTTGTTGTATCATTAGAGGGGTATAACTCATCTGTAATACCCAAAGACCATCGTCGTCTATAATTTCATGTACATCTTTTATAAATGAATCGGGATCATCTAGGTCATAAAACATAGCTATCGTTGTAACAACTTTTGGTTTTTTAGAAGAAAATTTCGTTCTCTTATAAGCTTTCGAACTAAAATAATCCTGAATAATTTCGTCTGCGTGTTGCGTAGATTCAAGTTTATAAGAATCATCGGCAGGATCGATACCTACTCTAAAACACGTATTTCCTACATGCTTTAAAAGCGTACCATCATTACATGCGATATCGAGCCAAACATCTTCTTTATCTATTTTAATAATTTTTTTTATAGATGTCACAATTTCGCTTAAATCATTCGACATACTAGCGTTAATACCTGAACGGTACCAATATTTTCCATACATGAAATCTTTATTCGCTACTTTTTCAAGTCTTACGAATCCGTTTTCATCTAATAATAGATTCATTTCTACCTTATCACATCTAGGATTTTCGTCGGGCGACAAAAAATCAGAAACGTACATTTCGCCTAAACTAAATAATTTTTGCATTTTTCTCTCTCATTTCGAATTGTATCATTCTATCGACTAAATCTTCGATCGTATATTGAGTAAACCAATTTAATCGACTTCTAATTTTTTCTGTGTTTGCTCTTACATATTTCGTGTCGACACTTCTGGTGTATATAAGATTTTGTTTAATAATTAATTCTTTATTTAAATTTAATTTTTTTAAAACTAAAGAAACAAAATCTTCTAATTTTACGAAGCTTCCTGTTCCAACTACATAATCTTCGCAATCTTTTTCTTCCAATATTAAAGAAATAGCTTTCATATAATCAATGGCGCATCCCATGTCTCGATAGGAATTTAAGTCGCCTAATTCCATTTGATGTAATTCGCCTCGAAATATTTTCACAGCATTTTTTATTACTTTTTTTGTGAAAAAATTGTTTTCTCGACGCTCAGATTCATGATTAAAAAGAATTACAGAACTACATTTAATATTTTTTCTTTCTCTTAATTCAAGTATTAGTTGATCTACGGTGTTCTTAGCTATGCCGTACGGATACAAAGGACTTCTTATTGATTTTTCATTTATAAATTCTTCGCCGCAATTTCCAAAAACAAGTGAAGAAGAAGCTTGCACAAATTTTATATCTAATTTTGTATCACATAAAAACTGTAATATATTAATGGGAAATTGAGCATTAACCTTAAATATTTTATCTACATCGCGCCAGGCATCGAAAACATTGGAAATAGCTAGAAGATTACAAATCGCATCTGGTTGTTCTTCTAATAAGATTTTCTTTATATTGTCAAAATTTTCGATGTCTATTTCTTTGAAAATAATATCTTTATTAACAGCTTCGATAAGTTCTATTTTTCTTTCTTCTTTCGTATTTTCTCTTATGCAACAAATAACTTCGTGTCCCTTCGAAATAAGTTCTTTAGTTAAAAAGAAACCATCTTGACCTAGCGCGCCAAATATTAAAACCTTCATAAATTTATACTTCTTCTATAAGTTTTAATGCCAAATTTATTAAGTTTAATTTAATAGAATCTGGTTGCATAGGAACGCAAGTAAAAATAAGAGACGCCGTTAAGCCTTTTAATATTTTTTCGTCGACTTGAATTTCTTTAACGAAAAAATTTCTTAATGAATTTAGCTTATTCTCGTCAACGATTTGTTTTCTAATAATAAAATCATATCCAATTAAAGATTGATAAACTTTTGAGTAATCGTAATTAATATCGCCTGTAATAGTAAGGGTATTCCCGACAAATCCTCGCATATCAATAAATTTAATTCTATTATTTTTATCTATGATTATGTTAGTAAATACAGGATCTCCGTGAATATTTCCTCTTTTTGCTATATTCGAATTTTCGTATTCTAATAAGAAATTCATAATTGAAGAATAAATTTTATCAGTTAAAGAAGTTTTTTGAAAATTAAAATCTGAATATCTTTCTTTTAATTTTTTTGAATAGTTTAATAAAATATCGATATTTTTATTTTCTATTTCTGATGAATGCAAAACGTTAAGAGAATCGACCAAATATTCTAGGTGGGATTTCTGGAGAATTCCTGTGACTAGCATTTTTGAAAACGTTGGACCATCTATTTTTTCTAATTCTAGAGATATTGAATTATTTATTTCTTTATGCGATATTAGCTTTGGAAATAAATACTTGATACTATCTGGTGAGTTAAGATACCAATAAAGTTCTCCTCTAATCGCATCATTAGAGGACGATTTAATTATTGCTGTCGAAGTTTCATCTAGATTATTATAGTCTCTAGAAATCATCTCATTACAATATACACCCGTTAATTTTTCTAGATCGTCATATGCGTTAATAGCTTTATCGTCAATATAAAAATCAGCGTAAGGTTTTCCGAAATATATTTCGTCGTATGGTATTTCAAATTTATCTAGTGTTTCGAAAGTAATTTTTCCTATGTCTGCGACCAATCTGCCAACATTTCCACCATGCGTTTTCATTCGACGAGCAGTTTGCAAAATAATCGTATGACCATTTGATTTAAGATATTTTAAAAATTCTATATTTTTTATTATTGGTTCAACAGTCGTATAATCACCAGCTATTTTAGGTTCTGATACCAGAGTATTATCTAGATCGAAACAAAATCTAAGTTTTTCGCTCGTCTTAAATCCTTGCAACTGAGACGGTGTTCCTAAACAAGTAAATTGTTGCGTTTTTTGGGCGTAAACTTCTTCTCCTGCTTCTATCATTTCCTGAAATACTGTAGAAATATAGTATTCGTTATTTATCAATCGACTCTTATTCATGATTTTGTCGATATATTTTAAAGCAGTAAGCCCGTCTTTGAAACAATAAGTTCCTACTGAAGCGAAATTAGATATTTTGCTTTTCTCTATAATTTTTTTTACTTTTTCGTTTTCTATTTCGATATAAGAATATATCGGAGTATTTCCAGTATCCTCGAAATAGAAAATAGAATTTTTATTTTTTGGGATTGAATTTATGTGATTTTTATCATAAAAAGTATCTGAATCGCAAATTACGAATTGTTCATTTAAATTAAAAACGTGATTTTCTAATGCTAATTTAATCGTATGGGCTGCGCCTTGCGTATTTTCGTTTAATACAATCGTTTTAATTTTATCGTGATATCTTGACCTTAATCTTTCGGTTAAACGTTCTGATTCGATGTCTGACCTATGCACTATCACAACGTTATTAGAGTTGCAATCTATGTTATCTAGCAACCAAAAAAGAATTTCTTTACCGTGCGCTTTAATAAGTGGCTTAGACGAAAGATACCCCACTTCTCTAAATCGTTGTCCAACGCCCATCATAGGAATAATAACGTTCATTCTTTGCCCATAAAAATAAAATAATTTAAATCTTATTTTTATTTCAAAAACTGTTTATAATATCGATAGGATATTTTCCATCGCATTGAATTTTTAAAAACTTTGTAAGATCGACATGTACGGGATCGATCCACCAGTCTTCGAACGCACATTCCTTTCGTTCGAACCCAGGTTGTTGAACGTATACATTCGAGCACAATAAATGATATCCTAATTCACTAAGAATTTTTCTTTGTTCTCCTCTATATTTGTCACCATATAGATACGCGTCGTGTTCTATAGTAATGACTTTAAAGCGATATAAATCGTGTGGTAATATCTTAAGAACATCAACACTAGCTTGATCAACATCGAGGGAGAGATAATCTATAGAATTAGGAGCATTACATTGATTAAAAATAGAAGAATAATTTAGTTTAAGAGCATCAGCTATTATTAAAGTACACGATCTTGTACTATATGAAGACGCATAATTCTTATCTAATTCTACGCATATTCCGTTCCACGAATAAGCTTCGAATAAAGCAGTATTATTAGAAGAATAAGCTCCACAGCTACCAATGTCTAAATAGAAACCATTATTTTTTCCATTATTAATTCTTATCGCAAATTCATCTTGTTGAGCATCTGAATACATTTTTATTCCTATAAATTTTAAAAAATGAAATCTTTTCTTTCTTTCGTACTGGATATCGACGAGGCATTATCTTTGATAGATTTTTTTACTTTTATTTTCGATTTCGTAATATGGTAACCTAATAAAACTTCAGGATTAAATTCAATACCTAACGCGTAGTAGTTTTGTAAGTGATTAAAGACATTAGAGTAGACGTTCATATTTTCACTATTACTATACGCTATATGATCGTTTATGGCATAAAAAGTGTGCTTACAATCAGATTTCGTATGCAAATACTCGAGATCATTTAATGAAATTTCGAAATTTTCTGAGAAAGTATAATCAAATCGGCATCGAATTACGCAATCATATTTAAAATTATTTTCATTTTCGAACGTCGACTTTAATTCATTCGATTTTAAAATGGAATAAAACATACTTTGTATATTAAAAGAAGGTCTAGGATTCGTGATTGGATTATAGCAAGAAAAACGATGTGAATCTCTATATTCTTTTTCAAAGTATTTCTGGGCTTCAAAAGTATATTTCTTTGGCTTATAGTTTTCTAATATAAAGTTTTCAGTATCTTCGCAAAAAATATCCGTCAAAACATCTTTTCGAAATGGTTTTCCTCGAACACTTTCGTCAATCCAAACGTGAGCAAATACATCGCAATTATTAATATCAATTACTTTTTCTTTTATACTATAAAAAGATTCTTTTAATCCTCGAGGTTGACCAGATAAACACAAAGCTACTTTCATAGTATTTCCAACATCGCGCGTGCTCTATTCACGTAAGTGTGATAATCTTTAATATAATTTTGAGCATTAATTATAAAACCATAATCATGCAATTTATTTTCTACATCATAATATAACTGCGTTATATTAGAATTATAAACTAAATTTCCCTCAAGCTCATTATAAACCTCGTGAGAATTTGTCATGCCTAGGTGACCGTAGCTCATATTTTTATAAACTCTACAAGGAACGTGACCCCATTCTATCATATTTTTTGATCGAACATCGAATCCCATAAGAGAACGTTTTGAATATTCTATGTAAGACTCTTCGTTTAATGGATTCGAATAAAAATCATTAAATTTAAATAATACACCATTTTTTTCACATTCTAAAGCAAATTGATTTATTTCTTCGACGTTTGAATGCGCACCATCGCTACTTAAAGTTCCTAAAAAATACACAATATTTTCTCTAGGAAAATAAACGTCTTCTTCTTTGAATTCATGAGGAAGTAAATTCGTAGCCCAACCCATATATAACTTATCGAAATCATCGATTCGATATTTGCATTTTCCATTTTCGAAATCTACGACTCTATTTGTAGACTGTTGATAGTAGCAACCTCTATTAATTTGAGGCGTATTTTTTTTATCTAATTTATAAATATAGTTTGGATGATTGACAGAAATTGCGTTATATCTAACATCCACAAAACGCCCAACATTTCCAACGTATTTTTGTGGATCATATGCACAATGAACATAATATATCGAACTTTTATTTAAGGGAATAAAAGAATCATCATAACCTTCTGCCCAAAAAATACAATTAGAAAAATCGAAATCATTATCAGGCGGTTTATTTTCAAACCAATACGTATCGAATCCCATCGACTTAAAAGCTCTATACATGGAATTCCAAACATAGCTTATCGTATTTGACATGCCTGGCTTCATCGGCCAACCCCAGATAATAACCTTATAATGCTTCTTAGCTAGTTCTAAATTCATGTTTAAATTATCCTATTTAATAGTGGTAAATATTCATTTTTAAGAATGTTTGATAAATCAAATTTATTTATTGCATATTCTCTTATTTG